GCTGTAACATCGCCCGTAAATTTGCTAAATATCCTCAGTACAATATTTGTACTATCGATGCAACTGAGGGTGCAGATGTTAAGGTTCGTGAGCGATCTACCCACGAGAAATATGATGAATACTTTCCTAAGATACGTAAAAAAATAAAATTAAGCGACGAGGAATGCTTGGTGGCTGTGTGTGGCGCTGGTAAAATTTCGGGTGGTGTACTCAAACTATTACAACAGCTCGCTGATCATGAGACATCTGTTTTATATATTCAGCCTGACTTAGCTTTGTTGAGCGAGGTGCAAAAAACTCAAGAAAAAATTGTAAGAAATATTTTACAGGAATATGCTCGATCAGGCCTTTTAAAGAGAATATATTTGGTAGATAATATTTTGCTTCAAAAGGGGGTGGGGGAAGTGCCTATTTGGGGATATTTTGATACTTTAAATCAAGCGCTCGTAAATACGCTACATATGATAAATGTGTTCAAATATTCAAGCCCGGTATTGGGGAACTTTATTGACCCATCAGAGTTATCTCGGATCGCCACTATTGGTGTAATGGACCTAGAAAACGATGAAGAAAAATGGTTTTTTAACTTGACAAACCCCCGCGATGTGGTATACTATTATGGTATCAATGAAGAGGTGCTCAAGACAGATGGTAGTTTATTTAAACAGATTACAGAATTTGTTAAGTCAAAAGTGCAGGAGAAGATAAGTGTCTCCTATGGCGTTTTTCAAACTACCTATGAACAAAAATATTGTTATTGCATTAAGTATTCATCTATGGTACAATCATTTAAAGAGATGTTAGACGATCAGGAGATTAGCTGATCGTACTTTAACCCAACTATAAGGAGATAAAAAATGGGTATTAATTTAGACAAGATGAGAGAAAAGCTCTCGTCACTACGTGGAGACGGAAACTCCTCAAATGACACTTTCTGGCGCCCTGTGGATGGGGACCAGACTATTCGAATCGTTCCGACAGCGGACGGCGACCCCTTCAAGGAGATGTGGTTTCACTACAATGTCGAGAAGGGCGGATTTCTATGTCCCAAGCGCAACTACAATGACGAATGTCCCGTATGCGAGTTCGCTTCGCAGCTGTGGCGCGAAGGTGCCGACAACAACGATGAACACAGCAAGAAGGTGGCCAAGTCCCTCTTCGTGCGTCAACGTTTCTTCAGCCCCGTGATGGTTCGCGGCGAGGAAGAGAAAGGTGTTCGTGTTTGGGGCTACGGGAAGACCGCCTATGAGAATCTTCTGACTCTCGTGCTTAACCCGGAGTATGGTGATATCACCGATACCGAAACCGGCACAGATCTTCAGATGACTTACGGCAAGCCCCCGGGGGCATCTTTCCCCCAAACGAAGCTCGTCCCACGACGACGATCGTCCTCACTATGTGAGGATATGACGCCCGAGAGGTGTGCCGAACTTTTGGATAGTATTCCAGATTTTACTGGCTTGTTCGAGCGAAAGACAGCCGCCGATGTTCAGGTTATTTTGGATAACTTTGTTAATTCTCAGGTTGACGATCCCGAAACGGTCAGTAGCGAGACTGAAAAGTACGGGAAGTCCACCGATGGCGAAGCTAACGCTGTTGATGCTGCTTTCGCGGAGCTGGGCGCTCTCTAAACTATCCCCCCCACAGGGAGGCACAGGGTCATCAGGTGCCTCATATATTGGAGAAGTAGGTGGCTAAAAGTAAATCTAAGGTGGGCAAGATTTCAATTGATGGTTTGCGGACCTTAATTAATAAAACTTCGGGCGTTGAAGTTGCTCACAATCTTAAAGAAGCAAACCCCACTGAGGTAAAAGAATGGATTCCAACTGGTTCGCGCTGGCTTGACTCTATTGTTTGTCGCGGCCAGCTAGGTGGTGTCCCTGTAGGGAAGTTTACTGAGATTGCCGGACTTGAATCAACCGGCAAATCTTTTATGGCTGCGCAGATTGCAGGGAATGCCCAGAAGATGGGGATGAATGTTATCTATATGGATTCTGAATCGGCGATTGACCCAGGTTTTCTTGAGCGCGCTGGATGCGACATAAACGAACTCATTTATGTTCAGGCTCAGTCGGTTGAACATGTACTCGAAACTGTTGAAAATGTTTTAAAGTCAGGAGCAGAAAGAACCCTGTTCATCTGGGACTCCTTGGCTATGACGCCCACCATCACAGATGTGGAAGGGGACTTTAATCCTCAATCCACAATGGCCATGAAGGCACGTATTCTCTCCAAGGGGATGTCAAAATTGACAATCCCGATTGCGAATACAAAATCTGCCTTTTTGGTCCTCAATCAATTAAAAACCAATATCCCTCAGGGCCCGAACGCACGCATCGTCGCAATGACGACACCGTTTATTACTCCGGGCGGCAAGGCTATGCATTATGTATATTCTCTCCGCATCTGGCTAACGGGGCGTAAGGCTAAATCGGCTTTCATCGAAGACGAAAGCGGTTTCCGCATCGGCTCCGAGGTAAAAGTGAAGCTTGAGAAGTCTCGCTTCGGCACACAAGGACGCAACTGTGCGTTCAAGATTTTATGGGGCACTGACGCCGTGGGTATTCAGGACCAAGAGAGTTGGCTGGAAGCAATCAAGGGCTCCGACAATCTTAAGCAAGCCGGCGCATGGTTTGCTCTGGCCTATAAGGACGGAACTGAAGAGAAGTTCCAGAGTGCTCATTGGGTTACCAAACTCCAAGACGATAAATTCAAAACCCGAGTGCTTGAGATTATGGATGAACAGATCATTCGTAAATTCGATGTGCGTGAGGGTAGTGCTGAAGATTTCTACGACGTAGACAAAGAATAAGACTATTTATTACGCGTCTTAGGAGTCTCCCGATGTCTGATATGAAACTTATAATGGAAAGCTGGCGAAAGCTTCTAAAGGAAGAAGAACATAGACAACAGATTCTAGAGTATCTTAAGGAAAACAATATTACTCTGACGGAAGAGGAACTGGAAGAAGCAATGCCGAAGTGGCTGACGAGGCTAGGCTCCGGCGCAGCGTTGGGCGCTACCCTCATGGGCGCGCCGGCTGCCGCACAAGCAGCAGACGTTGATGCTCCACCCGAAGAACCGGTGGCAACTCAGCAAGCAGCCGCTGAAGCCTCCTCGATGGATGTCGCCGAAGCACAAGGGTTGCTGGCCTGGATCCACTTGTTTATACAAAATCGGGCCGAAAAAGCCGGCAGCGGACGTGAAGGCGTGGCCGCTCGTGCCGAGACTGCTCAACAGTTTATGGATATCCAGAAAGCGTTGAAAGAGGTGGCGGATGGAGATCCATCGGCTTTGATGAGACTCTCGGGCACCGATGCAGAACTTCTTCAAGTTTTTCAGAAGAGTTTTGATAAGATCTCCGCAGCAGAGAAAGCCGAGGCTGTGGAAATGGGACAGTCCATACAGGTTCGATAAAGAATAAGACTATTTATTATACATTCCCGGAGACTTGGGAAAAAATTTAGTATACAGATAAAGCCCTTGACTTCGAAGCCCCTGTGAGGTATACTCATAGGAGCTTCATAGGTTAGGGGATATAGTTGAAGAATAAAAGATATATAGAGTTCGCCAAGCGAGTGGCAGAACAATCAGATTATGGAAAGTTTAGGCACGGAGCCGTCCTCGTTAAGGGCAGTTCCGTTCGTAGTATTTCCTGCAACAAGCATCGGCATTGTAGTTTCGGTGCAAGATTTCGTAAAGAGGGACACGGTGAAGCCACCCTCCACGCAGAGTTGGGAGCTATCCTCGGGATTGAGCGCTCTACCACACAGGGTTCAGACGTTTACGTCGCCCGCATCAACAGAGAAGGAGAGGCTCGCATTAGCAAGCCGTGCCCAATGTGCGAAGCAGCGCTGCGCCACGTGGGCGTACGCCGTGTCTACTATACTAACAAACAGGGCAAGATTGAGCGGATGAGACTATGAAAAGAGTGATGATCGTGGACGCTCTCAACGCCTATTTTAGGGCGTTTATCGTCAACCCGAGCCTGTCTACTCACGGACAACCCATCGGTGGCCTGAAGGGCTTCCTGGGCATCCTACAAAAGCTTTGCCGAGACATCAAGCCCGACACGGTGATGATTATCTGGGATGGCCCGGGGGGAAGTAGAAAGCGACGCGAACAGAATAAGAACTATAAGGAAGGCCGCAAGCCTATTCGTGTTAACCGACAGACTGATTTGACCGACGAACAACAGCGAGCTAATATGGCGTGGCAACAGTTGCGCCTGATGGAATACCTCAACGAGCTACCTGTGGTCCAACTTCGTTTTGATGAAGTTGAAGCCGACGATGTGATAGCATATGCTACACAAACCGATCAATTTAAGGGGTGGGAGAAGGTAATCGTCTCCAGTGACAAAGATTTTCTTCAATTATGTGATGATGAAACAGTTTTATTCCGCCCAATTCAGAAAAAGGTTCACAACAAGTTAAATATAGTGGAGGATTTTGATATTCATCCTCGCAATTTTGCGATGGCTCGGGCTATCGCCGGCGACCCTTCGGATAATCTTAAGGGCGTTCCTCGTGCAGGCCTGAAAAGTATTTCAAAAAACTTAAAATTTCTTAGAGAAGATAAGGATGCGACATTGCAGGAGATTTTTGATTTTTGCCTGCAAAGTGATTCTAAAGCTAAGTTTTTCACGAACGTTTTGGAGTATAGAGATGTAATTATAGAGAACTATAAATTGATGCAGCTATATGCTCCGGCCCTATCACTGCAGTGCCGGGAGAAGGTACATTACGCGTTGGAAAACTTCGAATATGATTATAACAAAACTGAGATTATTCGTATGATGAACCAAGATGGTTTTGGGGTATTTAATTGGGACGATCTCCACGCGGCAATGAATAGGATTTGTGTTGACAAGGCTCTCCAACAGTAGTAATATAAGGTGATGGGGACAGCAATGAAATTAAATGGAGAGCCGACGAGTTTTTCTAAATACGGGAAGACGTTTCAGGAAAAATTATGTATGGTGATTTTGGACGATCGTCCGTTCGCCGACCAGATTGAAGAAGTGTTGGATGTCAATTTTTTAGAATTAAATTATCTTAAATTGTTTTTGAATAAGATTTTTAACTATCGCAAGAAGTACGGAGTTCATCCATCGCGGGATATTATGAAGACCATCCTTCGTTCGGAATTGGACAACGAAAATGATCTTACAAAAAAGCAGGTTCGCGAGTACTATGTTAGAAGTCAAATCGCACATCTTACTGACGTAGAATACATTAAAGATACGTCGCTCGATTTTTGCAAAAAGCAAAACTTGAAGTCGGCCATGGTGAAGTCTATTCAGTTATTGCAAAACTCGTCTTTTGACGAAATATCTCAGGTTATTAATGACTCTCTTAAGCTGGGGATAAACGGTGACGAGGGATATGATTATAAGAAAGACTTTGAAGAGCGGTTTAAACCCCGCTTTCGTAATCCGGCCGCAACCGGGTGGCCCCTCATCGATGATACCTGCAAGGGTGGCCTCGGGCAGAAGGAATTGGGTGTCGTCATCGCCCCAACAGGAGCCGGCAAATCAATGGCTCTGGTGCATCTTGGTACGCAGGCCTTGAAAGAGGGTAAGACTGTTATCCACTATACTTTAGAACTCCAGGATACAGTAGTTGCAACCCGCTATGATTCTTGCCTTACTA